AGAAGCTGAAAAGGCACACGTCAACTTTTCTCAGCTATTACAAAAATCATTAAAGAACCATTTGGATTTAAATGATTAATTTAAATAGCGTAAAGGCACTCGTTAATTCGGGTGTCTTTTTTATTTGAGGTGATGAAATGATCAATATATTATTTTTGCTCGGGCCTGCTATTGTGGTGTGTGTAGGACTGAGAGAGTGTTATAGAGATAGCAGAAAATAGATAGGAGGTGCTAATAACAATGGCTAGATGCAGAGGACAAACCAAATCAGGAAAGCAATGCAGTAGGGAAGCTCAGGAAGGGTCTGATTATTGTTATCAGCACCAACCTGAGGAAGTCAACGAAGAACTGACCGATAAGCAAAGAATGTTCATAGAAGAATATCTGATAGATCTTAATGCTACACAGGCAGCTATTAGAGCTGGGTATAGTGAAGATACAGCTAGACAAATAGCAAGTGAAAACCTGTCAAAACCTTACATTCAAGAAGCAATCCAAGAAGCTAAGCAAGAAAGAATCGAGAGAACTAAAATAACTCAAGATAAAGTTTTGCAAGAGCTGGCCAAGATAGGGTTTGCTAATATCAAAGACTATTTAAGTGTTGAAGATTTTGAAATAGAAGCAGGCTTTGAATTAGATGAAAATGGTCAGCCAGATAAAAGCAAGCCTATAAAGAAGTTGGTTAGAGGAGTTAAAATATTTGAGACTGAGCAATTGGATGATGATAAGGCCTCTGCTATATCTGAGATAAGACAGACTAAAACAGGTATTAGTTTAAAGTTACATGATAAGATAAAAGCTTTAGAAGATATCGGAAGACATCTAGGGATGTTTAATGATAAATTAAACATAAATGCCGATGTAGTTACTCAAGATGTTACTCAACTCAGCAAAGAAGAAAGAAAAAAGAAGTTACAGGAGTTAAGGGATAAGTTAGGTGATAGCTAATGATTATAACAGATAAAGAGCTGTTGCAATTAGAGAAGTTAATTGAACTGGAAGAAGCGGAAGAAAATTTTTATTCTTATTGCACTTATAGAGAACCCGACTTCTACAAACCACACAGACACCATTTAGAAAAGTTGTGTAATATACTCAATGCTTTTTATTATGGATGGATAGCTAAGGAAAGCAAAGAAGCAGAGTGGCAAGTATTCTATGATGGTAAAGTTCCGGAAGGTTGGATTATATGTAACAAGATAATGATTAATATGCCACCTCAACATGGTAAGTCTAGGACATTAGTTAATTTTACTCAATGGTGCTTAGGTAAGAATAATGAAGAGAGAATAATTACAGCATCTTATAATGATACCCAAGCGGGAGAGTTTGCAATGTATACTCGTGATGGTATCCAAGAGGTTAAGAATCTACCAGAGCAACATGTATTTAGTGATGTGTTTCCTGATACTAAAATCAAGAAAGGTAATGCAAGTTATCAAAAGTGGGCTTTAGAAGGTCAGCACTTCAACTATTTAGGTGTAGGTGTTGGCGGTGGAGTTACTGGTAAAGGTGCAACAATCAGAATAGTAGATGATTTAATTAAAGATGCAGAAGAGGCCATCAATAAGAACATACTAGAAAAGAAGTGGCGTTGGTACTCAGGAACTTACTCTTCTCGTAATTCGGCAGAAGGTGGAGCAGTAAGAGAGATATTCTGTGCTACTCCATGGTCTAAAGACGACCCACAGGGAATACTAAAGGCTACAGAAGGTCATAAGTGGTTTATATTCCAAATGGAAGTCTATGATAAAGAAAAAGATGAAATGTTGTGTCCTGATCTACTGAGCAAGGAAGAATATATAGATTTAAAAGAAAGGTCGCTAAGAAATGAAATAACAGCCATGATATTTTGGGCTAACTATCACAACAAATTAGTAGATGCGGCAGGAAGATTATATAAAGAACTTAAAACTTATGAGCACTTACCTAAAGATAATCAAGGCAATCTACTATTTGAAAGCATAGAAAATTATACAGACACAGCAGATACAGGAGAAGATTATTTATGTAGCATCTGTTATGGTGTATATGATGGCTATGCTTATGTACTAGATATATACTACACACAAGATGGAATGGAGATAACGGAGAAAGAAACTGCTAGAATGTTATTCGAGAATGACGTAAGGTTGGCTAGGATAGAAAGTAATAATGGAGGTCGTGGGTTTGCTCGTAATGTAGAGAGGGAACTCAAAGAGAAATACAATACTAGAAAATGCACTGTTAAGTGGTTTCACCAATCTAAGAATAAAAAAGCAAGAATACATACCAATAGTGCTAGTGTTCAAAATATGGTATTATTCCCTGTTGATTGGGCTAATAGATGGAGTGATTATTACGAAGCAATGACAACGTACAAGGCTAAAGGTAAGAATACTCACGATGATGCTCCAGATGCTACTACTGGAATTGTGGAGAATGTGGATAAAAACAATATAGCAACAGAGCAAGTATTAGATTTATCTGCTTGGTAGTAATTATTACTGATAGTAAATATTATTTCGTAAAATAATGATAAAGCGAAGTAATAAGGGGATATAATCCCTATATTTAGCTTCTGTATATATATAAAGAATTATTTAGTATAAATATACAGAAATACGTTATAAATATTCATTCATGGAGGTGATACAGTGACAATAGACCAAATGGAAAGGGCAGAAAAATTCTATAGCAATAAAATATATGATGATTCTTATATAAATGAATATAAGCTATTCCCTCATACTACAGAACAATTTAACCCAGTTCCTAAATGTGTTAATGTAATGAAAGATCTAAGCCTAAAGCAAGAGATAGCTATATCTGTAGATGACAATATACCTAAAAACGATAGCAGGGTGGATAAAGTATATGAAGTATGGGCGAATAATAGCTTACAGTCGTTAAAATATAAGTTAGCTGAAGATTTATTGGTTAAACGCAAAGCTTATATTGAATTAGTGAAAAAAGACGATGAAGTTATATTAGTAGATCATGAACCTTCTAATGTAGAGTATCAAGATGATTACTGCAAGATAAAAGGAAAGAAGAGGAAATTTAATAGAGAAGATGAACAGTTCGAGGAAGTAGAGGTAATTAAAGAATATTGGTGTACTGATGAAGGCTATAAATGGATTAGAGAGACTGTAAACAATGAAGTTGAAATAGATAGGCAATTAGGATTTGATTTTTTACCAGTTGTGGAGTTAAGTACAGAGTATAACTTAGAACCATTATTTAATAAGACTGATAGAATTAATGAAATTAAGGCTATGAAAAAGAAATTGTTTTGGTTGCATGGAGACCCTTTAGCTTTTGCTACAGGGCAAGATGAACTAAAAATAAATTCAGATAGCAAAAAGAAATTACAAGAAAATAAGTTTTCATTTCTTAGGTTACTAGATATAGGGGAAAAAGAATTAAGGTACCTTGAAATGAATGGGAATATGGTTGATAAAATGGATACCGATATAGAGCAGACTCTTAATGAGATCAAGAATGATTACCCAGAGTATGAGCTTGCAAATATACTTTCAAGTGGCAATCCTTCGGGAGATGCTCTTAAAACTGTAGCAATTGAGATATTGGCTAGAGTTGATAGTTTCAGAAGCGATATATCAGAGGGGCTTGTAGAAGTTGATAATAAAGCTTTAGTTATGCTTGGAAGCACCGCTTTATCTCACGATATATCATTTACTAGTGTACTACCAGAGAATGTTAAAGATAAGATTGAGGCTGTAGAGAAATTAAAACCAGTTGGCTTATTCCCCAATGAGATTGCAGTTAGATTCTTGCAAGAGTTATATTCTATGTCCCCTGAAATAGTAATGAAGGCCATAGAAGCAGAAGAGAAAAAACAAGAAAATAATATAAATTATTCCATTAACGGTGGTGGGTAATAATGCTCATACACCGTATAGAAAAAAGGCTCCAGGAGAAAGAAATAGCAGATAAGTATGTAAAAATGTTAGAAGACACACTTGAAAGAATTGAGAATAAGCTTAATGCTATGTTTGTAAAGACTAATAAAGATGGCAAGTGGTCTCAATCGGAATTGAGCAAGTATAACAGAGATATGAAACTCAAAGCTCAGATTAGAGCAGAAATTAAGAAGTATAAAGAAAACTTTCATAAGTCGCTTAGGGATGATTTGAAGAATGAGTATATTCAAGAAAGCCTATACGTTCAAGATGTACTTTCGACGTCTGCTGGAATAGAGTTTGATAAGTTACCTACCAATGCTATTAAGACTGCTGTTATAGATGTTGAGAAGATAGCTGGTAAAACTATGAGTGAATATCTCAGTAAATTAGGTGTAGACTTAGCTCATAGGGCTGAAACTGAAATCTTTCAAGGTATTGCACTTGGCTCTAACCCTCGTGTTGTGGCTGACAGATTATATAAAGCTGGCACTATGGCTAAGAACAGAGCCAATACTACCGTTAGGACTTGGTACAATTCAGTTATTAACCAAAGTCATATATCAACTTATAAAGCTGGAAATATTGAAACTGTAGAATTTTTAGCAACTTTAGACATGCGTACTAGCGGGGTGTGTTTGGCAAAAGATGGGAAAGTTTATCCAATGGATGAAGCACCTGTTCCTCCATTGCACCCGAATTGCAGAAGTACACTGTTGCCGAGATTGCCTAATGTAGAAATGGATAGAAAAGACTACAAAGGTTATATCCTAGATGGCAGGAGGAGCAGAAAACAGTTAAATCAAATTAGCAGTAAAGTACACCAAGCATACAAAAACAAGGAAATAACTAAGAAAGAGCTAGATAGTATGGTCAGAGTGTTAGATAAAGCATTTAGAAAGCTATAATCATTGAATTTTAGTTTATTTTGTGCTATAATAAACTTATAGCAGGATAGCTCGACGGGGCGAAAAGTAGCACTCTGACTACCTTCCTGCTTTTTATAATATCAGAGACTACTTACAGAGGAGTGGTGATATGGGAAGAGAAATCAAGATACCAAAAGAGGTTTTGGAAGAATATTATTTGGAGGAAGGAATGACAATAAAAGAAACTGCCAAAGAGTTAGGGGTTTCTTATACATGTGTTAGAAATAAACTTTCTAAATATAATATCAACAAAAGAAAATATACAGACAGGACAAAAAGACCTGACAAAAATGTTTTGGAAGATTTATATTGGGGCGAATGGTTAACTTTAAGAAAAGTTGCTGAAAGATTAAATGTTGATCACAAGACTGTTAAAAAGTGGCTTGATTATTACAGTATCCAGACGAGAAATGGTGGTTATTTGCACAAGAAACCTTCTAAAGACCAACTTTACAATTTGTATCATATAAAAGAATTAACTTTAAAAGAGTTATCGATAAAATTTGGAGTTACCGATGAAACCATAAGAAATTGGTTGATTAGTTATGATATAGAAAGAAAATCACCTTTTTACTCAAGAAAAATAATACCTAAAGAAGATTTGAATAGATTGTATATAAAAGAAAGAAAAAGCAGCATAGAGATAGGTAAGTTGTTAAATGTTGATAATTCAACTGTTTTAGATTGGCTTAAAAAATATGATATACCAATTAGGAATGGGGAAGGAATCAACAACCCTCTTTGGAAAGGTGGATACAATGAATATAGGAGAAAGAGAAGTTTAGCAAAGGGGGATTGGCATAAAAATAAAAAAGAAGCTTTAAAAAGAGATGACTACACTTGTCAAAGTTGTGGAGACAACAGTAAAACCCCTAGCGTCCATCATATTAAGCCTGTTAGAGAAGGCGGCACAAATGAATTGAATAATTTAGTTTGTCTTTGTAAAAGTTGTCATCATACTTTAGAAGCCAAGTCAGAAGAAGAACAAAGAAAAATATTAAATATAGATAATATAAAAGCATCCTAACGGGTGCTTTTTCTTATGCTTAAATTCATAAATAGACACTAATAATATTATCAATTTTAGTAAAAAGGGGGCAAGGGGGTTGATTGAGTTCATATTTGAATTTATAGAAATGTTAATGACTATATTGAGTTGGGAATTGGGTAGGCGGATATATCATAAATACTTAAAAGTACAAGACAATGAATAGGAATGAGATATTAGAATCAATCAAACACCTTAGCAGGTGATATTTTTATTTATCCCAGCGATCTGAGAGGACGTATATCGGACTCAATAAGTGAAGATGGGATTTTGCTATATAAAACTAAAATTAACGGACTGTCATTATTTGACGTATATCGGCAAGTGTGATGGTACGAAAGGAGAGAAATAATGAGAGAATATATTGAAAGTAAGTTAAAAATGAATTTGCAGTTGTTTGCTGATGCTAGAGAAGTCGAGGGCGAAGGAGAAGAAGATCCTGCGGATGATGGAGAGGGTTCAGAAGGGGAAGGTGGTAGCGATAATAGTCTTTCTGAATTGGAGAAGTTACAACAACAGATAGATCAGATGAAGCAGGATCACCAGAAAGAGTTAGACAGATATAGAAATGAGAAAGGTAAGCTTAAAAAGAGGTTAGAGGAGATTGAAAACGAGAGCTTATCTGAAGAAGAAAGGCTCCAGAAAGAGAAGGAGAAGCTTGAATCTGAAAGGAAGCAGCTGCAAGTAGATAAGCTAGAAACTTATAAATCAAAGAAAATAGCTGAAGCAAAGGCTAATTTAGATTATAAGTCTCAGTTGGAAAAGTTCGGTGATTTTATTAATATTACTGCTGATACAGAGAAATCTGCTATTGATGAAGCTGTAGATACTTTGAAGAGTCTGGAACAGAGTATTAGAGATAACTTATTAGAGGAGTTGCAAGATGGCGGCTCTATTATTAACAGTCGAAAAGGCGATAAGGGTAAAAAGAAGGTTTCCAGTGCAGTTCAAAAAGTTGTAGATAAGAAGAAAAAACAAAAAGAGAACAATAGTTATGAAGTTAAAGGTTGGTAATAATTAAAGGAGGTTATATAGATGAAGAAAGTACAAGCATATACAAGTATGAAAGCTTTTATTTTAAGTGATACCGTCCTGTCGGCGTTTACTAAAACTTTTGATATCAGTTTATTGCCAGATGTCAATACAATCGAAGGTGGAATTGTGGTAGGAGAGGTTACTGCTACAGGTAAAGCTAGATTATATACTAAAGCTACTGTGAAGACTGCTGGAACTAGTATTACTGATATAGAATTAGATGTACCTATCACACCGTTTGTAGTAGGTGATTCAGTAGACATTGGAGGTAGTATATTTAATGTTACTGATGTTAATTATGATACTAACATCATTACTGTAGATACTGCTGTAACTGTAGCAGCAGGGGATGTAATTAAAGGTACTGACGGAAGTGAGACTGCAATCGGATTATTAAGACAAAACTTAGATTTATTCGGTGATTTTGCAGATGAAGATCAGCAAGAAGCTGTGATTGATGTTGCTGTAGTTGCTGAAGATATGATTGAGTTACTAGATGATGCTGCCAAAACAAAATTAAAGAATATTACATTTAGAAAAGTTAATAGATAGGAGATGGTGTCAAATGAGCAATAAACTGAAAATGAACTTACAGCTATTTGCATTGGAAGGAGTAAGTGAACCTATTTTCACTCAAGATAATGTAGATGCTTATTTAGAAGCTGAACCGGTTGGACCATATTTAGGAGATGATTTATTCCCTTACCAAGATCAAGATGATAATAAGATTGAAATTATAAAGAATGGTACTGCTAGGGTTCCTATGGCTCATGTTCAAGCTTTTGATAGTGAGGCACTACCAATGGGACGTGAAGCTAGTCAAGAGAAAAGATATGAGAGAATGGACCCGATTAAAATTACAATGTCCATGAGTGAAAGATTATATTTTAAATATGCTAAAGGTAATATTGATGCTAACTTTATTGATCAAATGCTCGGAGAAGTAACTAAAGTATATACTTCTGTTAAAGATAAAATTGAGGATATGAGATTCCAAGCTTTAACTACAGGTAAAGTGGTGTTAGATGAAGCTACAGGGTATAAAAGAGTTGTGGATTTATTATTAGATGATGATCGTAAAGCTGAAATTACTACCTCTACTGATAAATGGGATGATACAGTTAATTCTACCCCAATACAAGATATTCTAGATTGGATGGAAATAGGTGAAATTGATGGAGGTAGAGCATTAACTTCTACTAAGATTGTTAGATTAATATTAAAAAATGAGAATGTAAGGAAAGAGTACTATGGAGACTCTATTTCTCCTCATAAAAGATTAACTTTACAGCAATTAAATGATTACTTAGAAGGAATTGCTGGAATTAGAATAGGTACTTATGATAAATATGGATGGATAGAAGGCAAAGGAGGAATCTTAACTAAGAAAAGATTCTTACCAGAAAATAGATTTATAATTATGGGCAATGATGCACCTGGGGAAACACAAAGAACTGAATCAGTAGAACAGTTGAAAGGTAATAATATTGTAACTGTAGAAGATAAGATTGCTATTAAGCAATGGGAGCAAGATGAGCCTGAGATGGTATTTTGGAAAGGTGCTGCTATAGCATTCCCTGTATTAACTGACTTTGATAACTTATTTACTGCTAAAGTATATTAATTTATAGCCACTCTTAATAGGGTGGCTATTACACTTCTTAGGAGGTGAAATAATGAAAGCTAAAGTTTGGACTAAGCTTAATGGTAAATGGTATGCCCCTAATGAGGATATACCAAGCAAAAACAATCAAGAATATGTAAATGCTGAAGATTATACAGTTAAAGAATTAAAAGATAAGTGTAAAGAATTAGGTTTAAGTGGCTATAGTCGAAAAAATCAAGATGAATTAATTGAGATGATTAATAATGAGTTAGATAAGCGAGCAGGTGAGTAATATGAGTTATATCACGTTAGCAGAGGCTAAATCTTATATTGCTTTCTTAGATAGCAATGACAACTCTTTTGATAGTAAGTTAAATATCATCATAAATGGGGTTAATGCTAAAATTGCAAAAGGTACTAATGCTGCTCCTAGAGATGATGAACTTCACTTATTAGCTTGTGAGTGGGTAGAGTGGAAGTTTTCTAGTATAGCAGGGGCTAAAGAACAGAAAGAAGATGATGTAACTGTTAAGTATGACTTAGATAGTGATGGTGTACCTAAGCGATTCAAAGCTATTATGGCTTCTTATATAGAACCTGAGCCAGAAGAGCCAGACAATTCAATGATGGTTACTCTTATATAGGTGGTGGTTGTATGTTCAACAGAGTAGTAACAATCACACGAGAAGTCAAAAAGGATATGACTAATCCAACTGGTGGTTATTCCTACCCAGATTCATCCGTCAATGAGCCAGATGATATAGTTATCTCTGATTATCGATGCAATATAGATGAAAACATATCTTACTCTACTAGTGATACTGGTCAGAATATTTCTGGTAGTGCTAAGATGGCAGGTCAGCTAGTACCCAAAGGGGCTATCAAAGAAGGAGATAAGGTTGATGGTCGATATAAAGTAATAGGAAAACCCAAGAATTATCGGTCTAAGACCGTGTGTCAACTTGTGAGGTTAGATTAATGGATGGGTTTATACAAGTGGAGTGGACTGATTTAGATGGGAATATCAGACGCCTTGAAAAAGTAGAGACTAAAACCAATAATGAGATAGAAAAAATAATGCTAGAATGTGCCTTGATATTAGAAACAGAAATTAAAGTAGTTATAACTGAGATAAGTGGGAATAATCCTAAAAACGATGGAAGCGGTAAGGGTGCTTTAATCGATACTGGATATATGAGGATGAATATACATTCAACTGTTGAAAGTCTTATGAATGAATTTAGAGGGATTGTATATTCAAATACTGAGTATATCAAATGGTTAGAGGATGGAACAAAAAATGCAGATGGTAGTACCAGAATAAAAGCTTTCAAATTCCTCCAAAAAGCTTATTTTAGGGCTAAGCCTAAGATATCAAAGCACATGAAAAGAAGATTTAAGCAAATAGGTATGATTTGAGGTGGTAACAATGCAGGTCTTACCTGTATTCAATCTATTAAAGCCGGAGCTAGAAACTATATCAATGCTGGAGAAGGTTGATTTATATTCAAGAGAGGAAAATGTAAAAGGATATAACTATAGCTCTACTATTGAATTAGATGAAGTTAGAGAGGATAAGAATAATCCTAATCAATTTGAAGGTCTGCTTAATGTTCATAATTATAGTGCTGATAATGATAATGGTGATTTGAGAGTAGACCAGCTGAATGGAGCAATATATGGATTACTAAAAGAGAGAAGGGATATAGGCGATACTAATATAGTTATAGACTTGATTAAGTATCAAGCTAGACTTAAGCCGACATTCAGTGATAGGTTAGACAGCTGGGTTGGCATAGTTACATTTCATATTAAGTGGAGAGTGATTTAATGAGCACAGTACCAGAGTTGATTCAAAATGTACAGTCAATAGTTAATGCCAATCACATTATCAATTATGAAGAGATAACTCGTAGAGCTTTATTTAATCCTGTATCTAATAAATCTATGTGTTATCAGCTAAATTCATCTGGTGGAGAGGGAGAAGTGTTATCAAGAAACAAAGATGATACTTTCAATTTCAGCCTATTTTATTTTGAAGATGCTGAAATCAATAGAAACCAAATGTCTTTTATACAGGAATGTTATGCGATCAAGAAGTCTTTAGAAGATACTAAAGACTTAAATAGTAGAGCATTTAAAATTGATATTAGTTTATATTTTAAGGAAGCTACAATGGAAAATAGTTTGCATTTTGAATGTGAAATTAAAATAAAAGGGAGATTAGCCACCTAATAGGTGGTTTTTCGAAAGGAGTGAAATAATATGCCATTAACAGGACGGCAGACGAATCATTATATTGGTTTGCAATCAGATGAGTTTACTAAAGCTACTGAGTTAATTAAGATGCAAGCAAAATCTAATGATATGGAGCCAACTATAGAGAAAGTAGAAAGTGAAGCATTAACAGCTAATGCAGTAAGAGATGGAGCTGCAGTAACTTTTATTTATTGCGATGGTTCTATTCCAGTACAGCTGACATTAGAAACTTTACCGATATTTTTATTAATTTTCGGCTTCAATGAAGAATCAGCACCAGTTCAGGTTGCTACTACTGTGAAAGTTGCTGCTAATACAGGAGAAAGTTCGATTGAGGTTGATGATCTAAAAGGTATAGAAGAGGGTGTGACATTAACTCTAGACAATGGAACTAGTACAGAAGATGTCACAGTCGATTATATTCAAGATGGCGTAGTGCATTTAGCTGGAACGTTGGTCAACTCATACAGTATAGGAGATGCTGTTGCTCTAGACAGATACAAGCATACTCTTAAATTTGATAACAAAATATCTCATTCAGCCACTATAGTGAGAGAGAATGAGTCAGAGAATAGATATTACGAATTTGTTGGTTGTAGATTAAGCCAGATGGGAGTTAATGCAACCAAAGATTCTTATATAGAGAATTCTACTCAAGCTCATTCTCTAAGTTACAACAAAGCTAATGGCTATCCAGGAGATGGTCCTAGTGGCTACACAGTAACTGAAGCAATAAATGAGATATTATCATTAAATACTAAAGTGTTGCTCAACAATGCTGATATCACAGCAGATCTAGAGAGTTTTGAATTTAGTGCCAGTAATGGACTTAAGACAGATGATAAATCAATTAATTCTAAGAGCAGAAGAAGTCTAAGAATGCAAGCTGCTACTTTAAACTTCAATATGGAGACTACATTTGATACTTCTAGATATGAAGACAATCAGGATAAGATGAAAGAAGGAAGCTATTCTGATATTCAGTTTAATTTAGGCACAAGTGATAATATAACTTGTATACTACCTAAGGTCTTCTTTGATAGTGTATCATCACCGGTTGGAGGAGAAGATGACCTTACTATTAGTTTTGAAACTACTTGCTATAATGACAGAGTCCAAGGTACAGCAGCTATATTTGAGATTGTAGATAGTATTTCAACTAAATATACAGCATAATTATAGGCAGCCTTATGGCTGTCTTTTTATATTAAAATTAATTTACAGGAGATGATGATAAATGAAAATTGAAACTACAACAGATTTTGAAAGTAATAAATTTAGAGTGGAAGCTGGAGATAAGTTCGTCGAAGGAGATTTAATAATTCCCTTCGGAGCTAAGAGTTATTTTGAAGAGCTACAAAAAAATTATGATCTAGAAATTAAGGGTCAGTCTCAAATGACTGGTAAGAAAGCTATCTCTAGAAAGAACGATCTTAAGCTTAATGTAGCCAAGAAGATGATCAATGACTGGTCCAAGGATGCTAAGATTAATGAAAATACTATCTATGAAGATACTGAGCTGGTAGTAATGGAGAATGGTCAGCTTAAAAGTTTAATTTATGAATTCGCTGAAGGTGTGTTGAAAGCTAACGGATTTATCAAAGGTGATCTAAATTATAAAGATGAGATAGAAAGGTTATTTGCAGATGCTGAGGTAGATGCAGATGAGCATAGGCAAGAGATTGATGATATGGTAGCTACATTAGAGGCTGGTCGAGATGCAAAAAACTAGGTAATTTCTTCTACGACCTCAGTACCAGGCGTTTATATAATGCTGCTGGAATGTATGTAAAAGGTGAGAAGCCTGCCACTCGCGAAGCTCAAAAGTATTATAAGATGATATTTAACCATAGAATATACTTCAAAAATAATTTTAATGGATATTGGGAGTTGGCTCACTTACCTTACAATAAAGGGATAGACGAGCATAGATCGGATATAATTGACCTCTTATTACTGGTGCAAAGTTACGTGAATCAACATATTTCAAATAAGAAAGATAAAAAAGTAAGGAGGGTTAACAATGGAGCTAAACCTCGACAGACCCGTTGTGCAAGTCAGCTAGAGCCGATAATTTCTTGACACTATAATTATATGGTGTTATACTATTTTTATAGGAATGCTTACTATAAGTACGCACTTAAAATTGATGCATAACTTTAGGTAACAAAAGCATAATATATATAGTGCAAGACCCCTTGGTTCTTAAGGGTTAATATAAAAAGACCGACCAAGTGCCGGGAACACTTAATCGGTCATTCTCCAAACTTACAGATAGAATTTAATATATAAATATATTAATTCCGCTAGTAAGATAAGGAGGGTGTGTATCAGAAGCAACAAAACTTCATCTAACACAGGATTTCACCTCCTTTCGGAGAAACTAAGTCAGCAGATACGACCTGCTGACTTTTACTATTATAGCACAATTTAACATATCACTCAATAAAGTTCACGGATTGGTATTACACAAATCGTCGTTATCCAGCTTATCAGGATATGGATCTAGACTTATTTTTAGCTCAATTATATGCATTTGTTAATGAGTGGGGAGACTATTTAAAAAAAGAGGACAAAGAGATTATACTTAATTTTATTTTGCCAAAATATCAAGAAAATAAATACGCTTTAAAGATTTATTCAATTTTAGCTAAATATTTTTTTGCAAAGCACCCAAATGGGTGCTTTTATCATTTCTAGGAGGTGAAATTATGACAGAAGCAGAGATTGAATTTATTATCAGAGCTCGTCAGCTTAATTTAGACCCAAGCATTAGAGAGTTATTGGCTATGGGTGCTGAAATGAGAAGACAAGCTAAAGAAATACGGAAGCAAGGAAGTATAATGCAGAAAAGTATAGAAAAGATAAAGAAATCATGGCAGAAGTTAAATACTGCACTTACAAAGGTTAGAAATTCAGCTTGGGCTCTATTTACTGCTTTAGTAGCTTTTGGCTCGATACCTATTGGACTTTATGCTAAATTTGAGAAAGAACTCTCCAACACGAACACTTTAATGAATCTAAGCAGAAAAGAATTAAAGCAATACGAGAAAGATCTATACTCATTATCTAATAAGACAGGCAAATCAGCAACGGAATTAGCTAAAGGGCTTTATGATGTTGTTAGTGCTGGTGTTAGTAGTGGTAATAGTCTAGCTGTCTTGGAGAAAGCTACAAAAGCAAGCCAAGCAGGAATAACACAGGTTAATACAGCTGTTAAAGCAGGTATAAGCAATATTAACGCTTATGATATGTCATTATCTGATTTGAATAAGATTTATGATATTCAATTTAAAACGGTCAAAAGTGGGATTATCACTTATAATGAATTAGCTGAGAACTTAGGCGAAATTATACCTTCCGCGTCTGCTCTAGGTGTAGAACTAGAAGATTTATATAGTGGTTTGGCATTCCTTACTAAACAAGGGCAAAATGCAAATATAGCGGCAACTTCTTTAAGTGGGGCTTTTGAAGAATTATCTGAGAATGCACAAGATATCAAAAAAGTTTTTGGAGTCAATGTATTTGGAGATGATGGAGAGTTTAGAGGATTAGCTGCCGTCTTTGGAGATTTAAGAGAAAGAATGGAAGGGCTATCAACAGAAGCTCAGCAAGCTATGCTCAATCAAGTAGGGTTTGGTGAAGAAGCCACTAGAGCTATAATCCCTTTAATACAGAACTATGAACAATTTAAAGATGTTCTAGCAGAGGTTTCCAATTCCTCAGGAGCTATGGAAGAAGCTTACAAAGAAGCTACAGATAATATTATTACAGCATTCAATAAATTAAAAGAGACTGCCATAAACACAGCTAGATACTTTGGTAGTATCTATAGAGATGAAATTATAGAACTAATTAGTAAACTTCAAGCATTTATTTCAGCTATTGGTGACTTTATCGAAGAAAATAAAGAAGCAACCAAAGAACTAATCAAGTTTTCTATTAAATTAGCTGGTGTAGCTGCCGCTATAATTGCTGTAGCGAGTGCGTTATTATTTTTGATGTCGCCAGTAGGTGCACTAATAACCAGTATTTCTTTACTCTATGCTGCATGGAGGTTAAATGTATTTGGTATTAGAGATGAAACTAAGGTGGCATTTGAAGCAGTTAAAGAGAAGTATGATGAATTAGTTGAAAAAGGCATAATAGATAAAATCAAAAGCTATGGAGAATTAGTTTTGAAAGTGGTTTTTGAGGTCTTGAAAGATGCTTTAAAAGCGATTGAAAAGGCAGCTAATGGAGATTGGTCTGATTTAATAGGAATAACTGCCGATGTACTCACGCTATGGTTGTCACTTAAATTATTGCCACTCGCTTTGGGCGATGGATTAGGAGCTACCATCTTAAAATGGATAGGAGGATTTATTGGTGGCAGTGCTTTAGCTGGAGCTGGGACAGTTGGTGCAGTGGCGACAATATCAATAAGACTATTAGAGGATTTTACAACTGGAGATATGTCTGATGTACTAAAAACATTATTGGACATAACTACTGGTGGATTATTAGGGTTTGCTATTGGCGGGCCTGTCGGAGCGGTCTGGGGAATTACTATTGCGGTAGGATTTGAATTTACCGAGAACCTAGATAAGATAGGGGAAGCTGCCAAAAACATAATAACAGGGAAAAATGCACAAGAAAGAGCACAGCAAAGAGCAGAAGAATTCAGAAGGTCAGTGTTAAAATCCGATTATACAGTCAGTGTAAAAGAAAATGTATTAAATGAAGATTTAAATGGTAATGGTAGTATTGGGTTCATGAGTGGAGGCTACACAGGAAACCTGCCAATTGATGAAATTGCTGGCGTAGTTCATGGTGGAGAGTGGGTCGCTCCTGCATGGATGGTTAATTCAAGTGAGTTTAGACCAATTATCGACCAATTGGAGAGTGTTAGAAAAGGATATAAGTCTGGTGGATATGTAGTACAAGGCTATAAAGAAGCTGGCTTTGTAACTAAAAATAAAGAATATCTCTCTCAATCAGGGATTAGTCAAGACTCAATGTTTTATGGGATGTTGAATGCTCTAGCAAAAATAGCTGAAGACACTGGTGAGTTCGCTAAGTGGGTGGATGGCATTGGGAATTTAGCTAATTTAACCAAAGAGCTAAAAGAAAAAATGCAGTCAGTCGAGGATAAAACTGCTAAAATTAAAGAAGAAAATCAAAAAGCATTAGACGAATTAAAACAAAAACTATCTAACCAAACTCAAACTCTAGAACAAAGACTAGCAGAAGCTAATCAGTTACTATCAAATTCATTCACTCAAGGACTAAGTAGTGATGACCCTCTTCAAGCTATTCAAAGCAATATAGGACAGTCTATACTGTCTAAAGTTGATAATGACTTAGGCAAAATTTTTGGTGACAAATTCAAAGAAAGTTTCATAAATAGCGACCTAGGCAAAGAACTAAATAACATCATGGATAACTTAGATGAATCCTTAACTGGTGATGTACAAAAGGATGCTGAGAAACTAATCAAAGCTAGACAAGAAGTAGTAGATACTTTAAATGAATTTGGATTAACTATCGAAGATGCAGGGGATAAAGTTAAAACCACTTTCAGCGATGCACTAAGCGAACTCTCCTCCTTTGCTGGAAACATGGCACAGCTAACAGGTTCAGAAGGGTGGGGAGTAGCTGGTAGTGTATTAGGAAGAATCAATAGTTTTAGCACTCAACTAGGTAACTTTAAAGCCTCAGAAGGACTAATGAGTATGGGAGGCCTTACGAGTGCTTTTGGAATGGGGACTGCCGTTCTTGGTGTAGCTGGTGCTATTTCATCGTCAATCGATAAAAAGAACGCTAAACTACTCGAAGAATATAACAAACAAGTAGAGATAAACGAAAATCAATTAGAACTACTAAAACAAATACAAGATAATACAAAAGATACAGTTAAAAATATCATCAAAGCAGTGTCCCAGAATCCTACTAACAGTAATATCACATTAGCACAAGAACAATTAAAAAAACAAGCTAACTTTATGATTGATAACCCAACCTTTTTAGACCAAATAAATGTTACAGGAAAAGATAAAGACAGGTCATGGCATAAAGGAAAAAGGAAAAATTATTCTTACAGCATGTATGAAGTAGCACAAGGGTTGGGATTAGATACTAGCATGTTTAATGGACTTGGAGAAGATGTAATGAGCTTGCCTTTTGAAGAATTGCAAAAATTTCAAGAGGAATTTAGTAAAATAGATTATGAAGAATTTAAGGATAAATTCAAAGGTAGCATAGATAAAAGTTTCTCTACTGACTTAGAAGTTATTCAAGAGCAATTAGAAACTTATGTAGAAACTATTGAAGCACTAGGAAAAGCACAAGAAGAAATAGGGAAATCATCTAGGTTAGAAAGTTTTGAAGGCATAGACTATATTAGTCATGCTGATGCAGTAGAACAATATAAAGAGCAGCTGAAAGAAACTTATGAGAGTGCTGGTTATACTAAAGAAGAGATAGAAGGAATGGAAGAGTCAATAGCAAGCGTAGCAGAAGGATTAGCAGAAAATACTAATAATATAGTTACAGCAATGCAAGATGTAAGAAGTAGTTTCATTGATACTTTTACAGATGGTAAATCAGTTTTAGAGTCATTTGCAACTGGTTTATCCTCATTGTTTGATAAACTCAAAAACAATATAGCTGGCATGATTTATAACATAGATTTAAGTGACTTAAATACAAAATTTGAAGATTTCTTTGAAAAGTTCAATACTAAATTATCGGAATATGAAGGAACAAATGTTATGGGTTATGCTGAAAGGTTATTAGGGGATGATGTTCAAAAAGATATAAAAGTGAAAAATAGCTTCTTCAGAAGATTAATAACAGGAGATAAATACAATACCAGGACTATAAAAATTGATTATATGGGTGATGAATTAGACTCATTATTCTCTGATATGAAAGATTTGGAAGAGAAGCAACAAAACATGGATACTATAGTCGATATCATACGAGAAAAAGCTAAAGAAGCCGGATTAAGTGAAGAAATAATTGATTTAATGCTACCTGCAACAGAGGCAAGTAAGAAGGCTCAAGAGATAGCTAATTCAATCAAGAACTCTTTAAGTAATGCTATGAGTGCTGCCTTAGATAGTGGTAGTGTATTAGATTTTATAGCTAGTATGGGAGAATCTATCTATAATAATGCTAAAGAAGCCTTAATTAATGCTTTTATGGAATCTAAAGTTTATCAAGATATGTTTAGTAAATGGTTTGAAACTGATTCAATAGAGTTTACAGGTAATATTGACACAGATTTAGAGAATATGACAAGTTTATTAGATGACTTTGAAAGCGAATTAAATAAAGCTGGGTTAGGCTTTAATTATTCAGATGTAGCAAGTGAAAGCGATAGTGAAAGTGGTACAAGTAGCAGTGAGTTCTATGGTGGTGCTAGTGTAAGTGGGGAAACTACCCAAATAATCAACAATAACTATTACTACCAACCTAAAGATAATAATTTCTTTGATGGAAATAAACAGAGTTTGTATCGTGAGTTTTTAGAGTGGAAAGAAAAAATTAAAGCTAAAGAGTAGAAAGGAGGTATACCAATATAAGCCCTGTTAGTCGGGGCTTATATCCTTATTATGAATAATGTTATAGAAGTCAGTCAACAATTTAAAGATTTGACTAAAGACGAAGCTAATAAAATGAATCATATCTTTAAAGTCTATAATTTATCTAAGGGTGAATTAGATATAACTGATTATGTAGAAAAAGAAGGCTTTAGAATGTTGATAGAAAAAGAATCTCTCAATGCTAAAGCTAACTCCAATGAGGTAAATCTAGACATCAATCTTCAAAGACATAAAAATATAGATATAGCAACTATTATCGGACAGGGAGATATAATCTATATTGAAGATACTTTTAAAGATGAAACTATAAGGCTTTTTACAGGGTTTGTTGATGATTTTCCAACTACTCACGATAATACTAAACATAGTTTTAGTATTGGGATTTACGACAAATTAAAAGATGGGGTTAAGGCTAAGTTTAAAGAAGAAGAGGTTTGGGTTGATTTTTGGCTATCAAATAACCTTGATAAAAGTAATAGTCTAGCTCATCAATTAGCTTATAAAATGGGATTTACGGACTATGAAATAGCTTTTGAAGATATAACTGACGAAGCGGGGAATCCCCTAGTTGGGAAATATCGAGTATTTGAAGAAGGGGTTAAGGTCTTTGATGAATTGAGGTTATTAGTAGAAGCTGTATGTGGTAGCATATTCGTAGATAATGAAGGCTTACTAAAGTTAACAACCCCCTTTAATGAGGATGATTATGACGATATTGGTTATAGCCTAGAGCAATATAATATATTAGGAGAGATACAAGAAGAGGATATAATAGCTGAACATGATGGAATAAAGGTACAATACTCTACTTTTGAGTTACAAGAAAGAAAGGTTATCTGGCAATATATCAATCAAGAGAGCTATGACGAAGAGAATGACCTAGCTAAGATTCGAATAAGAGCAGGTCAACGGTCTGCATGGATAGAGTTTTCTTATATTGATAATTCAATCTGTTTAGAAGTATTTGAAGATGAAATTGAAGTATTATTTGAGGATTCAGCAGGAAATGAAGTAAACATTAATTATGAAGTATTATTCAATCAAGTAGGGGGTAAAGTACGATTTTATAATCCTTACTCTTATGATGTTATAATTCAACGGTTTAAGATGTACGGTAAGCCTTTAACAGTTTACAGTGATAACAAAATTGAATATTCAGAAGTAGCAGACCCAATTAATTTATATTCTTATGATAATCCTTATTTACAAACAAAATCAGTTGCCCTATTAAATGCAAGACATAATTTTAGATTAAGGTGTAATAATAGGACGAGGTATAAGCTAAAAACCCCTATTTTGCCCTTTTTGGCACTTTTGAATAGGTTAGATATTAACAGTATAGATATAACTAACAAAGCTGTTGTAGAGAGAATAGAGCATGATTTAGATGAAAGGAATAGCAATCTAGAATTAATAAGTTTCGTCCCCTATACTTTTAATGACCCTGTAATTCAAGAAACTATATCAAGAAAGATTGACCTTAAAAGAATAATTGACGATACTAAGATTAATCAAATATCGGTTAACTTGCAGC